GGAAAGTGATGAGTGGGGATTGTAAAAATCAACCAGTCATTTTTTATTCTGAGGAGATGACTGAATCAAAGATAATGCTTTTACGGCATCAGGGTATTAAATTTAGAACGCACAAATACTATAAATTAGAAGAAGATGTGGAATCTAGACATTAAGAAAGCATTCCATACTGTAAAGGAATGGGATAAGAATCTTGCGTATAAGTTTCAAGGTAAGTTTAAATTATCTAATTACCAAATGCTTTGTCTCTCATTTGGTAAAGGATTTATTATAGGGGCAATTTTATTGTAATATATTACTTATAATAATGGAAGCAAATTTTGAAAAAGATTATTATAAAAATCTTCTTAGTTGGGAAGAATTAGAATATCTGATTAATATCAGACCTTTAATGACATCTGAGAAAGTAAAGATACTTGAGCAGGGTGAGGATGAACTATTTAATTGGGAAAATCCTATTTGGGCAACTTATCATAATTGTTGGCCTCCTTCTTTAATGAAAAAGGTAATTGATAGTAGAGTGATATATCTTATTGATATGTCTAAATCTACAGAAAAAATAAATGAATTTTCTGGATTATTAGAAGAAATATATGATTGTCAATGTGATGCTCATATCTATATTGCTGCACATAAGAATGTAAAGAAAATTCATCCATTTGGTATACATTTTGACTATTCTGATAATGTTATAGTTCAATGTGAAGGAACTACTAATTTTAAAGTTTGGGATGAGGTTGATGCATCTCATTATAGTACAAATATTAATCTACATAATGCTACTGCTGCTATTCCTATATTAGATGTGGATATGAAACCTGGAGATACTATATGGATTCCCAAGCATTATCCACATTTAGCAACTTCAAAGACTAAAAGATTATCTGTCAGTTTTCCAATGACATCTAATGATTCTCTTAATCCAGATGATGGATGGGTACAAGAAGATAGAAGTTGGGTTAAGTTGAAACACTAACAGAGTGTTGGAGTCCACACTGAACTAGGCAAAAATTACTAGTCTGTGCTATAAATATTGGTAGTACGGGATTGAAAAATCATGCCCCTGACTCAACAAAGACATTACACCGTAGGTTATCACGACTTACAACAACATCATTATGAAATATGTGAGTATGCTATGAGTGCATACGAAGCAATAGAACACAGCAAAGAGGATGTGCCAGAATTAAGGGCACATCCTCATTTTGTTGACTACTGCAATAACGAAGAGGTAGATAATATCTCTAGACTTATGGCTGCAGGTATTCCAATGGGACATTAATTATGAGAGACGAAATTATGTGGTGGATGAGCAGAATAACTATTATGCTCACTTCACTCTTTCTATCATTTTCATTAGCAGCACAAGCATATGCTGCTGATATACAAATGGGTGCAGGAGGCAATTTAGTCTTTGAACCCAATGAGGTTACAATCAATGCAGGTGAGACAGTTACTTTTACTAATGGTGAGTTACCTCCTCACAATGTAATATTTGCAGGACACGAAGAATTATCTCATCCTGACTTAGCATTTATGAGTGGTGAGCAGTTCCCTGTTACTTTCACAGAAGCAGGAGATTATGAGTTTCAATGTGATCCTCATGCTGGTGCAGGTATGAAAGGAGTAAT